GCCATATACGTTGTAGAATCTCGTTATGATTGTAGGTAAGTCATATACTTTAGAATACAACTCGCACAACATCTCACCGTTATGCTTATAAAAAGTATATGGATTAGCATAGTGGTCGCCGTGAATAGAACTTGAACCCGCATATACAACAGGGATGTTTCCGTTAACTCTCGCCCACTCTAAAATATTTTGTGTGCCAACTACATTAGCTGCGAAAGTATTTTGAGGGTCTTTGAACGATGGTTGTATCCTTGCTAAAGCAGCGAGATGATATATCATATCAGGTTTCCAATCACCTTCACCTACTACTACTTCGTGGAGATGTTTATCAAAGAAATAATCTGTAAGGTCAAACTCGTGATACGTTACTCTGTCATTATCAATTTTGTTTAGAGGACTACTTGTTGAGTAATTGTCTAAGACTTGAATGTAAGTGCCAGGTTGCTCTTTAAGAATTTTATGAATTAAATTAGTACCGACAAAACCCGCTCCACCTGTTATTAATATCTTCATTATAACTCGTCTATATCATCTACAGGTTTATCAGTTTCTACAACATCATCTAATCCGAGAGCTGAAGTATCATACTTTAAAATCAAAACATTACAAATTTCATCGTATAACTTTTCTTCAAGTCCATCATACTCTTCTAAGATATTTTCAAAGTCTTTTGATTGAAACTTAATCTCTTGACCATTGAAATCTAAAGTATACCAAGCTCCTGTTATTTTAACAAGTTTGTATTCTTTCATAACTTGTAACCAAGATGCTTTGTCGTCAATACCTCTATCAAAGTACAAAGGAAAGTCTGCTCGTCTTAAAGGCGGTCCTAATCGATTCTTTATAACTTGTGAAGTTATAGTCATACCAATAGTATTCTTTTTAGAATCTTTGATTTGACCTTTGTTCTTCAAACGAAGTCTTGTTGAAGAATGGAAAGGAAGTGCTTTACCACCTGATGTTGTATAAGGGTCACCAAACATAACACCAAGTTTTTGTCTTAACTGATTAGTAAATACAAGTGCTACACGTTGTCTACCTATCATTTGAGTAATCTTACGAAGTGCTTTAGATATGATGATTGCTTTGTGTGTCGCATATCCATCTTTATCAAAATCAGCTTCCATTTCAAATTTAGTAGATGCCGCAGCAACTGAATCAACTAATATTGTAACTAATCTGCTTTTATCTGATTCACGAACCTTTGTGATTATTTCTTCGATAGCTTCGAAAATATCTTCTACCGTTTCTAAATGAAGATATAACATTTTTTTATTATCTACACCAATCACTTGTAAAAACTCTTCACTAACTGCTGTTTCAGTATCTATATAAACTGCAACACCATCTTTCTTTTGAGTCTCTGCGAGTATGTGAGCACCAAGTAAAGATTTACCACTTGATTCTAATCCATTGATTTCAGTTATACGACCAACAGCAATACCGCCATTAGGTCTATTTGAAATAGCTAAATCTAAGATACTTGAACCTGTAGATAAAAACTCTCTTATGTCTGTAGGTGTTGAATCACTACCATCGAGAAAGTAAGCTACTTTGTAATTTTTAAATTTTTTGTTTAAATTATCAGCTAAGATATTAGCTAAATCATCTTTAGTTTTACCCATACGTATCCTTTACAATAGAGGTGGTCCCGTCTTATGTGGAGACCACCTCGTGTTTTATTGTTTACTTATTGAAGAGTTGGTCGAATGCTTCAGAAGTATCTTTTACGGTTTTTTGTGAAAGAACTTCAGAAGTTACAGACGTATCTTTTTTATCAGAACTCTCATCTTCAGAAGGAGTCAACCAATTGTTGAGAATTTCTGTCAAATCATCATAAGAACGTTCCTGATACATCTCTTGCATATTAGGTTGTTCATTTAATAATTTATCAAGAAGTTTGTCATCTTCTGTGATTGGAGTTTGATTAGGCTTAACCCTAATGTTAGTAACAGGAAAGTTCTTTCCTGCTTCTTCAGCAGAAATAAATTCTACCGTTACATCACGACCATTCATTGCATCGGTGATGTCACCATAGTCAGGGTCTGCTATTACAGATAGGAGCTCTTGATAAACCATCTTACCAAAGCCCCAAAAACGTACACCTTCAGATTCTTCACCTCTAACGATTACAGGAGCGAATGTTCTCATTTTAGCCATAAGTTTTTTCGCTATCTGATAATCATCTTTATTACCACTTGAACGAAGTTTTTGTGCAAACTCTTCGTTAGGGTCAGGGCGACCATAAGTGGTTGGAGACAAGTAAGTCTTACCGCCTAAATCATAATGAAAAAACATTTCTAAGAAAGGATTTTCTTTATTGTGCTGATAAGGTACAATACGTACTACTTGTTTACCAGGTTGTGGTTTCCAAAGATTATTAGTTTTAGTGTTTGAAGTTTGAAGTTGTTCTAACCTCTTGCGGATTGCTGTAATATCCATTTGATATCTCCTATTAGTTAATTATTAATTTGTTAATTGTTACTTGAGTAACCATTCATATATAAGTATGAATTACTTTTTTGAAACGTTAATTTATTTTTATAAATCTATAATTTCTTTTAGTTTTGTGTTTATAATGTTAAGACCATCTTTATTTGTTAATAAAATCGAGTTACGATAATTGCCCCATTGTATTCTATAAGATTTATCTAAGATTCCGTTGTTCGCATCTTTGATTATTATGTTGACTGCATTGATAGTATACAATGTATTTGTCTCTTTCTTCCTATGTAAAAGAATTGTGTTTGGTAAAAATCCTGATACTTCAGATTTCAACACATTATATGTTACCATCAATTCATTAGGATTATCTTCTTTTTGTAAGACATATAATTTTCTCATAGAAAGTGGAGCAGTCTCTTTGATGAGTAAGACCATTTCAGTAAGTTCTTTCTTGTTAGAGAAAGTGCAGAGTAATTGTGAATCTATCATTATTTTTTATCTTTACAAGAATTACCAATTCTACTTGAGTATACATTAGCAGGTACAAACTTACCACCCTCGCTTAACTTAAATCCCATATTAGGTGCAGGCTTAACCGTTCCAAGACAATCTACACCATCAGTTCGTGACATTGATGCAGAATCTTTTTTGTTGTCAACTCTATAGTTAGAGAATTTTTGATAGTCCATATCTTTATTATTTATCTCTGCAATCAGTAAATGCGCTCTCACAAACTGAACTGCATTTTTTTCTAAAGTTTCCCAATCTTCATCAGTATAATTTTCAGAGCCTGTCTTTACATCTTTTCTCCATTTTTCAGCCCATTTCTTAGCTTGTTCTTCAGACTTTGAATTAATTTCATCTATCTTGTCTTGTTCTACACCTATTTCTTTTGCGTGTTCTCCGGCTTCATCATTTTTTCTTTTAGCTTCTTCAGTATTTATAGGGTCAGACTTAAACAAATCTTGATGAGTAGAAACTATACTATTTAATATTTTTCGTGAATTAGGATTTTTATATTCTGTCAATCTAATTTTTTCTTCAGCCGCACTCGCTGCTCCTGCCCCAACTTTAACACTACCAGGACCTTCATCTTCTACCGTAACTATTATGGAAGAAGCCTCGTCTGCTAACTTATCATAGTAGTCTTCGTCATTAGGGTCTAAGTCACCTAAGGAACCTAAACATACCATATCGCCAACTTTATAAGTAACATCTGCGGGAAAATAAACTTCGTGTCCTTTTTTTGTTTGTATCATAGCAATCATATTTTCAGCTAAATCTGCCGAGCCTGATTTCAATGTAGGATTGTTTATCATATCGTGCATAATAGACATAGCTTCTTTTTCATACTCTTCAGGTGACAAACTTGGGTCAAGATTTTTTATTTTATCAACAACTTTTTGTTCGTCTTCAGTTATACCACCAGGAGCTTTCTTTATTACATCTTCTAATATCTTTGCAACTTTTTTAGGATATTCATTTAATATCTTTTCACGACCTTCTTCTGTTGAAGGGTCAGCTCCTTCTATCATTGTAGATACGGTAAACTTGTCTCTATCTTCAGTTAACTGAACTAAATATTCATTATGTTTCTTTATAGCGCGTCTAACTTGTTTAGCTTTCTTTTCAGCTTTTTCAGGGTCCATTCCTTTGTTAACAAACGAATCTTTTAATTTTTGTTTATCAGGTATCTGTTTTATTTTATGTTCTCTTTTTCCAAAAGTTACTGAACTAACATTACCATCTGAATCAGTAGTAGTCTTTACATCTATATCTTCTGAAGGATTTATATCAGTAGGAGTTAAATCTTTTGTTCTTATTTTAGAAGCTACTCTTTTTTCACCTGATTTAGTTGCTTGTGCGGGTGCTTCATCTAAATCTAATTTATCAGTTAAATCATCCATAAATGATTTTTGATTATCTGTAAATTTAATTTGTCCTCGTGTTGCTTTATTATCATAAGTTTCAGGACCTGTTTTTGATATATAAAGTTTATTTACTTTTTGTGAATCACTTTTAGCTATG